GGAAAGGGAATCGCCACTCTCCTGGTTGTAATGGATCATCGTGACGTTGAATATTTAATCCACGAGCTTTAAATCCTGCAGGTAAGTTAGAAAGTGTCCCTGCATCAATTAATTGACGTAATAACGCGGTAACTGATTTAGTTAAACCGCCCATCATATGAATTAATCCAAAACCATAAAACCCTAATCCTGGCAAAAACTTATAATGCGTAAAATGTTCTATTTTTCTACGCATTGGGTCTTTTTCGTTGTAATTTGGTCTAATTGCTAGTACTTCATTGTTATCTTTACAAATAGTTACGATATAAGGCAACGCTACCCCTGTTTCTTCACCGTTTGCGTTAGTATCTTGATAACCTTCTAAGTCTAAATCAACATGAACTTCTAATAACGTATATTCTTCGTCATTTATCGTTCTACTAATGCCTTGTAACTCGTCAACTTTGTCATCTACCTCAGTATTATCGGTAGCACTCATCGGATCGCTTAATTCTACGTCTCGATAGAAGCCAGAAAGCTGTAATTTACGTAATTCGTTTTCATTCATATGAATTACGTGGGTAATTCTTGGTGCGGTAAGTAAATCTACCGCATAATAAGGTACTACTAAATGTTCTGCTTTAACAAAACGGGCAACAGCACGTCCTAACGCAGGATCGTAGTAAATTTTTTTAAAAGCGGAGCCAGATAACGGTAAATAAAATAATAATTGATCCATTTCAGGATCATATTCTTCCATTTTGTAAGTTATTTGGTAATTCATGAAATTTTTAACACGATTTGCTTTTTCTGCTTTCGCATTATCTATTTGACCTAGTATTTCGGTATCTACAGGTCCACCTGCAGGTAATAATTCTTTATATGCTTGTGCTTGGAACTGAGTAACGGCTTCTGCTAGTATCGGATGGTGTACTCCTGAAGCACCTTTGAACGGTTCTGACCTAGATTCGGAGTTTATACCTAAACATTCTAAGCCATCGGCGTAAGTATTAAACCAATCGTCTCTAGATTCTAAATCTTCTTCGTATAATTGAGTTAATTCACTAGCGATACTACGTAATTCGTTTTCGTCTAGTCCTTCGGCTAAATTTTCACCAAATTTATTTTCAGATTGTTCGGGCATATCACTGCCTAAAATAACCGAACCGTCAGGTTGTAAAAAAACTTCTGTTTCTTCGGGCGTTTCTGCAGTAATTTCTAACTCTATTTCTTCGTCAGGAGTAGAAATTATTGAAACAGGTTGTTTTTCAATAGCCATTAGGTTGAATCATAGTACTATTCGTATTAATAATAAACCCTATCACTAGGATAATAATCTTCATCATCAGCAAAATCACTACTTAACGTTAAAAATCCGCCTTCTCTAAACCTTGCTAACGCTAACGTTGTCGCGTCTACTAAATCATCATTTTCTCCTGCGGGAAAATCACTAACTTCTTCCATAAGTTCTTCCCCAAATCTATTATCAGGTACCCAAACTCTACCGTCTTGAAAAATAGGTGAAACAGAATTTAATCTAGCAATTTTATCTTGACCTTTTCCTGGAGAAAAAGTATTTACAGGTATACCAATACGTCTAAGTTCTTGTACTAATGGTATACCACTAGCTTTAGCTTCAATAATTACCGTATCAGGTTCCCAATAATCGTATAAACGTAACGCTTCGTTTTTTAATTCTGGAAAATCGTAACGTTCTTTTATACAATCTATTAAAATTAAATGAGCTTCATCCCCTGAATATATTTCTTCACCTATTTTACCTTCAGGATAAAACACCCCCCACGTAGTTATCGCGGTAAAGTCTGCTCGTTCGGATTTTAAAAATGCCGTATCGTAACTTTGTATTAAATATTGACATTTAGGTGGTTTTTCTTCTTCCCAAATATTAAACCATTCTTTAGGAATTATCGAAATACCTTCACCCGTAGGACGTTGCATATATTGTGCCGCCCATTTAGATGGGCTTACCGACGCTTTTATACCTTCTAGTTCTTCTAATTTCCAAAAACTATCCCAAAGCGGTTTACCACTAGGTAAAATTGCAGGAAATTCTATAATTTTCCATTGATCGGCACCTTCGTCTTGTGCCATCTTTTTAGTTAACCGTCCTGTTAAATCTTTTTTATTCCAACGCGTCATTACAATAACGATTGCACCTCCTGGTTGTAACCTTTGTCGCGGTCCTGCCATGTACCATTCGTAGGCTTCTTCTAGAGCTTTATCTGACATTGCGTCTTGTTCCGAATGCGGGTCGTCAATAATAAATAAATCTGCTCCCCTTCCCGCTAACGCACCACCAATACCTGCGGCATAGTATTCACCACCTTTATTAGTTAGCCATTTACCCGCCGAACGACTATCCGCTTTTAATTCAGTCTCAGGAAATAGTTCGCGGTATTCTTCACCGTCAATTAAATCCCTAACTTTTCTACCAAAGTTAACTGCAAGGTCAGCGGTGTGGGTAGCTTCAATAATTTTTAATTTAGGATTTTTACCTAATAAATAAGCAGGGAATAAATGCGAAGCAAATTCTGATTTAGTATGTCTAGGCGGCATATTAATTATTAATCTTTTTAATTTGCCGTTAGCGATATCATCAAACGCTTGTGCCATTTTTATCTGATGATCGCCTGAAATAAATTCCGCCCACATAGATTTTACAAAATCTAAAAATGTACCTGTAGATTTTTCTTGGTATTCGCGTTTTTCTAATTCTTCTAATAAAACCGTAAATTCTTTGGCTTCTTCTTTAGTTAAATGCGAAAAGTCAATATTACGTAGGGCTTTTAATTTATCACGATTACTGGTCATCGCTTCATTAATTCTTTAATTAATCCTTCAATATCTTCGTAAGGTACTTCGTCTAAAATATTTAAATTTTTACTAGGGTTTAACGAAATAAAAGTATCACTATTATCGACACCTCTACGTTTATTAGGTATTCTAATGGCGTCAATACCAATATCACGTAAACCTTCACTCGCGGCTTTAGTAAAACTGGTAGGTACACCTACAATATTATCGCGTAATTGTTTTACTTGATAAGCAGGTTCGCTAATTTTAAACGGATTTTTTATTTGATTAGAAAGATTTATTTCAAGGTTTTTTAATAATTTATCCATTTGTTTAGAAGTATCGCCTACCGTTAACATATTTTTAAAATTAGGTTCCGTAATATACGCTGACCCAGGATCGCCTTGCGAAGGTCTACCTCTAGCAAATTGTTTAAGTCTAGGGTCAATGAATTTATCTACTAAATAAAGTCCGCCTTCTGAACCATAACCTTGAGGTAATTCAAAAGAACCAATACCTTTCTTTTGACTGCCGTGAAAAATATTTTTAGGGTCGTTTATTAAATTTAAAATACCTTGATTAGTATTTACCATAGGTGCTCGTGGTGCTGATAAATCTATTCCTGTTTCTGTTTTTATATCTTTTTCTAAACTTTTAATTTTTGCATTAACTTTTATTAATTGTTCTTTAGCTTTAGCTTCAGCTACTTCTGCAGGTCTACCGTCTACGCGAATATTGTTACGTTCTCTTAATATTGTTTGTTTAAGTTTTTCTGCTTTATCTATTTCTTTCATATAGGGCTTTATTAAAAAAGCAGGAATACCTTTAAAAATACTAGCCGCAGCAAAACCTTGTGGTGTGGTTGAAATTAAATTTAAAGGATCGGTAACAAAGTCATAAGCAAACTTTGCACCTTTTTTAATATTTTGATAATCAGGACGGGTACGTAGTTCAGGGTTTATAGTTTCTAAAAGACCGCTAAGTCCACCACCGCGTATATTAGCTAATGCTTGTTCTAGTGGACCTAACGCGGGTTTTAATTGTTGTTCAGCCATAAAAAGTAAAGCAGTTAATCTTTAGAAGGGGTTTCGTTGGTCGCGGGGTCTTTATCATAATTACGATAATATTCTACTACCGATAATATTTGTTTTACGTACCTAGTAACTTCTGCCATATTCATCGATAAGTTTTCATAATTTTTAGTAGTTAACGCATAATACGCAACAGCAGGAGCTTTGCCTTCTTCTACTAATTTTAAATATTCTGCCATAATCTTAGGAGTTAATACTTCAAATTTAACTTCTACGCCTTGTATTTCCATAGGCAACGGTGGGTGGTACATTGGTGCAGGTAACGCAATCGTATTAACATCTACGGGGGTGGTTCTAGGAAGTAGTGCACAACCGCCTAGAACCGTGAATAAACTAACTATTAGGAGAGATATTTTCATCTTTCGGGGGAGATGTAATCTGAGTTAGTTCATCCATAACTTTTTGAGTACCTTTATTTATTATTTTTTCAATAAGTTTCGGTTTGTTTAATGCTAAGTTGCCAAGATCGTGCTTAGCAAATGTTTTTCTTAATTTAGTAACTTCCCGCAGGGCGTTTTGTTTTTCTGCTTCTAAGTTATCTAGTTGAGCGTTGTGTTTCTTTTGGTCCGCTAAATAATTTTTAATTGATTCGTTTTGTTCAGATATTTTATCTTGTAAGATTACTTGATTGGCTTTGGCTTGTGCTAATTGATTAAACAAAAAAGTAGAACCTGCCAAACTAGCCACTAAGAGACCGCCAAGAATTAAACTTAATTTGAAACCCATACCAACAGTATAGTTCAGAAAATATTTTTTGCAAAAAATTTTTTTCGCAAAATTTTTTTGATAGGGACTTATTTGTAAAGTAGTTGCAATAAAGGACGCGGACCCAAGGTGCGGACAGCGGGTGAGGGAGCACATTTGTCAAGGGGGGTATTAGACTAAATAGTTATATAAGCTAACTTACTTATAACTTCTAGTATATGTGTATGTGTTAGGGTAAGTGGTTAATATTTAACCAATGGTTAATATTTAACCAATAGAAATAGAGTAGATAAAAAAAGGGCTAGTACCTCACACTAGCCCTTTTAAGTTAAAGGTTAATTAATTAGCTATTTTAAGGGCGTGACATACTCCTGCTTTAGTGCGAGGTTTGTTCACGTTATTGCCAAATAACTCAGAATACGCCTGACAAATAGTAGGTATATCTTGTGTGTAATCAACATTACTTGATTGTTTAACTTCACCAATACGCCATGATAACTGTAACTCAACAGCTTCTTTAGTAGTACCAAACTCTTGCAAGTCATTAATACTAACTGAAGTAACATTATTTTTCTTACATAAGTAAGCTATCATCTTAATTAGTTTTTTAGGTTGACCTTTTAGAAAAACAGCTTTTTCTTCTGCGTCAACACCTAAAGCTAATTTAGTATCTAGTGAGTAAGAACCACCATTACTTGAACCACCTGTAGGCATAGCTAAGATTTTATCAAATCTC